TTCATGTATGGGAAAACTAATCATTTCATTTCACAACATTTCAAAAGTGTTCAAAAACGCTTGTTTTAATGTGTTTTTAGCTTCATTTCATTTCAATAAAACGTGCTATTTTGAAAGATTTTGTCCTTTTTCTGCCCTTTTTTTATGTTTAGATTATAACATTGATTTTGAATTTAATCAAATATATCTCCTCTTCTTATTTCTACTACATCGGATATATTTATATCTTTTGTTCCGTCTTGGCTTTCGTATATCAATGTAAATATATTTGCTGCATCATCTTCTATTACTCTTGCATAATAAGTAAAATTATCTTTTGAGAGCATATACTCTAGCTCAAATACATTTACAAAACTTTGAATAGATTTAAAATACTCTAAGCTGTCAAACTGTTCTTGATAATCTTTATAATCTTCTACATCTTCTGTATAGATACCTTGATTATCTTTCTTAATATCTCCGTTCCTTAATAGAAACTCTGACATTCTAACATTGTTGTAGTTATTTAAATAATACCTTTTCATTATATCCACCTCTGACATATTTTAACATAAATTGACAAAATAAAAAAGAGGTATTTTTTACCTCTTTTATCGTTTGTCTTTATTCTCTTTATAAATCTTATTTAACTCTTGCATATCTTCCTCACTTGCATAAGTCTTTACAAAGAGTCTTGCAGTTCTTTTATAACTATTAATTCTAGTTTGTTCTCTATTCCTTGCTTCATAGTTTCTAGTTGCTTTAATTTGTGCTTGTGATGTTTTATTTGCCATAATAATCTCCTAGATATTTTTTATCATTATATCAAAATTAATCAGAATCAACAACCCACGATTTTGAAAAAGATTTATCTTTAAATAATGAAGCTAAACCGCTTAATTGTTTTAGTCTTAATAATTCATCTGCATCCATTCCGATATGTCGCATAATCCATGTATCAGAGCACCCACTCTCCACTAGTTCAGAAACGATATTTGTCATAAGTTCTACATCGTGGCTACCTCTCGCTCTATTATGTCTGATAGTTGAAGCCATTCTATCACTTATAGGTTTATCAATAACAGATACAGGTAAACAGCCTTTTTCTCTCTCAAATATATCTTTATGCTTTTTCATAACTGTATATCTATGAAATCCGTCTACTATTTCGTATCTGTCTTCATCTTCTAAATAGTAACAAACAATGGGCATTGTGTAACCATCTTCTAATATAGACTTATATAATAGCTTCATTTCTGGCGGTGCTACATGGTTAGGGTTATAGCTGTTTGCTTGAATTTTTTCAATAGGTATTGCCTTAATATTATATACTGGACTACAAAATTGTTTCATATTTTTTCATTGTTTCCTTTCTTCGTTTTAATTGTTCTTTACTTATTCCAAAAGATAAACTCTTACAGAAATAATCATTTTTTATAATGCACATTGCCATTCTTTTCCATGTTAGAACATCTTGCTTGCTGTCTAACTCTGGAATAGTGTCAACCACATGTTTAAATCTAATTATTTCTTTATCTTTATTTCCTCTATTACTTATTTCTCCTGTTTGAAATACCGCATCTTTATAATTAATATTTAATATATCTATATCTTCTTTTCTCATTCCTGAGCCTTTTTCAGTCCACCATTTTATAAACTTATCAAACTTTTCTCTATAGTGATTACTTGCTGTTTCTGGTAAAGTATCTAATAGAAAGTATGTGAAACTTTCCCATGTATGACCTTTTGGCAATTTATAATTTGCTGTATTGATTGATGAATGAGCATATATATTACCAAAGTTAGCACCCGCAACTCTACCTACAATTTTAACCCATGTTTTAGGTTCGATTATTTTGAACATATTTAAACCAGCTTTTGCTGTATCTCCAAAAGGTTCGTCAATTCTCATACTATGAATTGATACACCTGCTTTATACATTAAGTCATAAAATTTGTTATATTCATTTCCAGTTTTGCCATAATAAACCCATATATCTTCTGTTGTCCAGTCATATATAGGATAGAAATTAAACACATTCTTATCTACTTTTGTAGAGTACATTACATCTTTATATTTGCTTTTATTTTGATTAGTTAAAGCACGCCAACGATTAAGACTCTCTTGTGTTCTAATACCAATTATACAAGCTGTTTTTTCTCCTTTGCCATACCAATTACCGAACTTTGCTACAAAGTCCTCAAAAGTCATTTTATACTTGTAATAGTCAATAGTATTATTATCTACATTTATAACATAATCCATTGTTGGCATATCTCTAACCCATATATCTTTCTTTTCAGTTTCCCACCAGCTCCACGTCATCTCATCATAAGATAAGCTATTATCAGTTTCCATAGCTAAACACACCCAGTAAGGTATAATTACATCTTTATATTTATCTATCATACTTTTTGCGTAGTCAATAGTCATTTGGTAATGTGCTTCTATATCTATGAACAATACACCTATTTTTCTATTTCTTCGCTCCGCTTCTTCACACATTAAATGCATACACACTCCACTATCTTTACCACCAGAAAAAGAAACGTATATATTTTCAAACTCATCAAAAATATATTTCACTCGTTCTTGTGCTGCTTCGTAAACATTTTCTTTACAATACTTTTTCAAAGTAATTCCCTCCTTGTTCTATTTTATCTATCAACAACTCTTTTAAATCTCTTTTCTTTTCGTTATTTTCTAATATCATGTTAAATATACCTAAGTCTGACGTAAAATATATATATTCTATATCATTCTCTTGTCCTATTCTTTTTATCCTGCTTATAGCTTGCTCTGTTTTTGAATAATCAAACGTGATACTAGCAAATGCTACCTTGTTACAAAATTGTAGATTAAGTCCATAAGCTCCAGTTCCTAATGTCATCACTAATGCCTTATTATCGTTTTTAAACTTATCAAGAATAGCAGCACGCTCTTTTAACGGTGTAGCTCCTGCAATTAAATAACAGTTCAATTCACTAGCTATGCTCTCTGCTTCTTCTACTAGAGTACAAAAGACTATTATTTGCTCTTTTGTTTTTATATGCTCCGCTATCTCTTTATATCGTTTTTCATCTTTGAAACAAGATAACGCTAGATTCTGAAATTGCTCTATTATACTTTCTCCCTTACCTAGAGAGTTGAGTAGGGCTTGCTTTTTAACGCTGTAGACTTCTCTATTATCATTGCTAGCGATTATCCTTATATATTGTGTTGATTCATCCTTATCAAAGTTAAAATCACATTCATATATATAAGGTGCTATTAAATGATGTAGAAAATCTATGTTAACATCAGACAGTTTATAAAACTCTCTAGGACGTTGCCCAGCTTTTTTAAATGATATTTTCTTAAAGAATACATTTAAAAATTCTTGTTTACTCATATCAATTATTTTATAGCTTAAAAAATTCATCTGGTTGTAAATATCCCATTCATTTTTAGTTAAGGGAGTACCATTTAATATTAATTTATACTCGCTTTCTTTTGCGATACTCATTAATCTTTTATAGCGTTTTGTATCATCGTTTTTAATAAATATACTTTCATCTGCAACTATAAATAGTTTCTTACCTTCTACAGCCTTTAAAAGCCCTATATAAGCCTTGTCACTGTTTGATAAGGTTTCATATCCCATTATTATATATTCTCTGTCTAACTGCCATTTAATAAGCTCTTGCTGTAAATTATCTTTAGTTGAACAAGGCGTGAAAAATAAAACTAAGTCGCTATCAGTCGTTTTTATTAATTCTATTGCTACTCTTGTTTTCCCTGTTCCTTGCTTCATGAACAAAGCACCTACTTTTAATTTTTTAAACTTATCAAATGCGTATTGTTGTTTGTCCGTCAACATTAGCGTTCTAACTCCTTAATTATTTCAACTTTTCTATTTACTTTTGCTGGCTCTGTTATTTTTAAATAACTAGTGTCATCAGATTCAGTAAGTTGTCCGAACTCTCCAGCTAATCCATCTCCGCTAAATTCTATTTCATCTAGTTTTTTTCCTTTTTTATCAGTTTTAAAAACTTTAAACACAAAATTATCTGTGTAGCTTAATGTTAGAAAATATCCGTTACCTTTTTTCATTTCTCTTACTAATTTTGCTGGATGCCAAAACTTATATCCCTTGTAATTAGAACGGTTTGGCAGTTTGATTAAAACTGCCGCCCCTGTGTCGTATTCTATGTTTTGTTTGTTAAATTGAATTGTTTTCCACATTTTAAATTACATCCTTTTTAGTTTTGTAACCTTTATAGTAACAATTAATATTGCTACTTGTAACGTTGATGAATCTGTATTTGTCTAGGTCTAGTTGATTTATTTTTTCTAAAATCTCATCAAGTTTGTTATTAATGATGTGTAGAAAATCTAATTTACTTGCTTTGATATTAATTATTAAATATCCGTTCTCTATGTCGTGGTATTTATTATCTGCTGTATGATTTGATAACCTTACAACATAGTTGTCATAATATCTATATGCGCTATCTTTCATACTTGATAAGCTCCAGCCTTCAAGGTTTGAGAATTGTTCTGCTAATTCATCCATCTTTTTAGCGTATTCTCTACGTTGACTGTCTGTAGCTGTAAAGCTACGTTTTCTATAACTGTTGTATCTTTTACTTCCGAATCTCATATTTATTTACCTCTCTTCTTATCCTCTATACTTATATTATATCGCATACGGTATATAAAGTCAAGTGTTTTATTCTTCTTCTTTTTGATATTTTTTAAAAATTGAGTTTTTAGTTGCTAATCTGATTAAAGTTTCTTGAAGTAGCTCTATTTCTTCGTTTGCTTTATCAAACTCGTTGTTTAAAATATATCTTACTGCGCTATATACTCTATCATAAGTAATAAAATCTTGGTTGTATCTTTGAACTGCTAATCTGATGTACTCCTCTGTTTTTTTGTAAATCCATTGAGTAAACTCTGGTAAGCAATTAATTTCATTATTTTTATAAGCTCTGTAAATAACTCCTGCTTCAAATTTTGTTATTTGTCCTCTTTTGTAAATTGTGTATTCCATGTCGTTTACCTCTTTTCCTATCTCTTTATATTTATATTATACCGCATACGTTATACTTTGTCAATAGATATTTTAAACTTTTTTTAATTTTTTAATAGAAATTTTTAAAAATTGCTGTTGTAAAGGAAATTAGACATAAAAAAAGAAGCCTATCAATTAAGATAGGCTTTAGGGAGTAAATTATGAAAAAATATTCATCTAATGTTATTATACCATATTACTCGCACTCTGTTAAATATTTATCCTCAATCCACTGGTCTGAATCTTTGTAATTCACTCTAGACCAACCATCTTTTTTCTCATAAACTCGAACTCTAGTTCCAGCTGCTACAAACTCTTTATCCTCGCTGTTAAGGTCTGGTTGACTTTCCAGGTAATAGTCAATTGATACTGTAGCTTCATAGTATGGAGTGTCGCTTTTTGGTAGTTCTACATCTTCATCTAAGATTGATTTTTCTACAACTTCTGCAACGTTAGTAGTATCTCCTATTTTGATTTCTCCGCTATATAGCTTTTTCATGCGGTCTATAAAGTAGTTTCTACACGCTTCAGTACCTGCCCCGTTGTAAGCTCCGCCGTTAGCATGTAACTTCATAGAACGGTGCGGACAAGCTGTAGCGCTAAACTCATGATGTAATTTAACTGTATCTGAATTAATAGGTAAGCCATAAGAATCTAGCACTTCTGCAGCTAATAATAATGCTGCATCTTCGTTTGCTAAAAAGTCCTCATCACTCGCTGTCATAGATTGACATACTTCAATACCTATAAAGTTTGCATTACCATATGCATTAGCTGTGTGCCATTCTTGGCGGTTAGTTGGTTGGAATACATACACATCATTTCTGTCTACATAGTATGCTGCGAATCCGTTAGAAAGAGTACCATTGTTAACTCTATCTGTTAAGAATCCGTCATATTGACTAGCTGTATTCCCTCCTGCATCATTGTGAATTACAACGCCCAGTACTGCGTTTTTTGGTGGTGTAAAGAAAATCCCTTGTTGAAAATATGAGCTATAAATTTCTGCCATTGTTTGTTCCTCCTAAATTTAAGTAAAATAAAAAGACTATTTACTAGTCTTGTTTTGGCTTGTCGTATGTCAAGGCTTGTTCGCTATCAGAAAAGCCTTTTGTTGTAGGGTCGTTAACTATTCCTAACAGCCCTAACATAAGAAATACTGTGTCAACAATTCCGTTAATATTAGTGTTGAACATTTCAGTATTTAAGTTATATCCTAGCAACATTGCAACTTGTTTGACTAGTAGCAATAGTGCTGCTATAAATGCTAATACAAAGCGTTTGTTTTTAAATCTTACTTTCCAATTTATCATTGTTTTCACCTCCTTTCTAGTTATACGGCCATGGGTCGCCTGTTAAATATGAGATTGAACTTACTCGTATATCGCCAATATCACGGTCAGTTGGCACGGGGTCAGTAAATTGAAAACGTAACATGTTACCATCTCCAACTCCTCCTAAATACCACGTTCCGTAAGGCGTTCCCTTATCATTGTATATCCCACCTATTAACGATGCTTCAGAGCGGTATCCTTGCGGTACACCGTTCAAACCTAGAATAAAACAGTTTCGCTCTCGGTCTGACGGTTGAACTTGATATCCTGCACCTCCACGCCTTACGATACCAAACCAACCCCATGATAAGCCTCCGAACTGATAAGATACAACATTGTTTACACGTCTTACTTTGACATAAGAACCCCCTAATTTCGATACAGAAGGAAGTATTTTCCAACCTGTATCTCCGATTAGAACTTCCCAACCTGTGTTACCTGTTCCGCTTTTCTTAATCCATTTCAAAGCTCCGTTA